TACAAGTTCTGGTCCATAGTCTTTGGTACTCTTATCTTCGAAGTACTGCTCGCTTTTATGATTAACACCGTCTAGTATTTCTTTTGAAACACGACCTGTGGTCATGACAGGTCCAAATGGTTCGTGAAATTCTGCTCTTAATTCTTGTAGTCTTTTATCGCTTACTATCATTTTCTTTCTCACATATAAAGGCGAAGGGGGCCACTTGGACCCCCTTCTATCAGACCGGCTTCGGTAGGTTGAGCAGGAGTAGGAGCCAGTCTAATCTGTTATGCGCCACCACGTTTCATACAAGTGGTTTCTGCTAGGCGCATCCAACGACTATCATTTGGTGCCATCTTGTAGAGGTCTGCAATCTTCAGTACCATACGCAATGATACTTCACGCAGTTTAGCACGGTTGTCGTCGATAAACTTAACAACGGTATCTTTTTCTTCATCACTCATTGCATATGAGTCAAGCATACCGTCCTGCACAATTTGTTTGATTCGTAACATTTTGTCACGCATTGTATCGAGGGTGAGATCCAAATAGTGACAACGTGAAAGGATTGCCTCTAAGTGATCTTTGACTTTACCAAGTCGACCACCATTAATCATAGCATCGAACTTCAAGTTAGTGATAAAGATAACACTACCATTGAATTCGAAACTGTCTGGCACACCTTCGCTACGCAATTTGTGTGAATCAGCATTCCAGTTAATCTTTCTACGTTTACCCGAGTCTAACGCACCTTTAAGGATATTAAGCGCCAGTTCATCAAACAGGATGCCGTCACAGTCGTCAAGTACTAGTACTCGACCTTTGTCTGCATTCTTATAGAGCAGGCAATACAATCCGATCGGTGTCATTGCACCTTTTACCACTTCATACTTCAGTGGACGATCGCCAAGCCTGTCAAACATATTGTGTTGTTCCAACACATTTTCAACACCATAGGATTTACCAACACCTGGAGGTCCTGATACAATCATTCCTCGCACAGTGCCGGCAATGCTGGCTTCAGTCATTTCATCTAGGATTTCAAACCGCTCCTGAATCTCTTTGATACGTTCTTCGTCGGTTTGTTTTGGCTTGTCTTCGCCAACGATTGTTGCACCGTCTGTGGCAACATAATCACTAGCGGACTTTAATTTAATACGGATTTCACGATTTGGAAATCCTTTAACTTCGTTGGCATCAACAGTGATAAAGCCACCGTTTTTGCCCATCTTAAAAGGCTTTACTAATGGAAAAGCAGTATCTGTTACCATCTTACCACCATATTCTCCTTCAAGCACTCTTACTACTTGTGTCATATTTTCTACTCCTTTTTTTTAACCTACATACTAATAATAGCATCTTATGTATGTTTGTCAACCTATTTTTTCTACTTTTACCCGATTAATCATGGTTTCCATGCAATTTGAGTACTTGCTCTTGCCCTGACTTTTAACAAAAGCCGTGACAGTAATCGAATTGCCTTCTAGGATCCCTGTTACATCAGGATCTTTTGAGAACCAAAACTTGACCACGTTCTTGCCACCTTCAATACAGGTCACCATATGGATACCCATTTTTTTGATAAAAGTGACATCAACTACATCAAGTGTAAAATGTCCTCGTTTATTTTGAACACCAACTGCTTCACTTACCGCAATCAAACTGTCAAGGCGTTCTTTGACAGCATCACGTTTGGCACTGTGACGCATTGAATTGGGCAAACTTGCCGCAACTGCTACACCATATGTGTCAATCTCATCTTTGTTAACCAAAGCAAGAATTGCAGTTTCAAAATCATTGAGTGTACCACCCAACTTTTTAAAAGTCATTGAGCCTGCAAAATGCTCTTTGAGTTCTTCAGCATCTGCACGATCTTGGTCTGTAATTTCAATTGTGTCACGAGTCAACAAGTGATGCATAATAGCAGTCTTGTTGTCTTTGATTTCGACACCGTTTTGATCTGTGTATCCATAACCACTACGGATAAAACCCTGTTTACGATCTATTGCAATTGCAGTTGCGATAACTTCATTGGTATTCCAAGTCGACACTTTCTTACTCCGTGTATAGTTGCCGTTTGTTTCATGAGCAAGTTCGTACTCAAGTTCCCAACGTTTGAACTCTGCCTTGCTCATTGATCCCCAATCTAATGTACTAGGATCTGGTAATTGTTTACTCACTATTAATCCAACCTTGAACCAGCATAAGCACGGAAACCGTACTTCTTAAACACTTGAGCGGCCGCCTGTGCGCCTTCTTCCAATGTGTCAACGTTCTGACAACCATACTTGGAAGGGTTCCACATGCAAATGCCACCACTGTAATCTTTACGCAGACCTGCTTCTTTAAAGGCCTTGCCAATCTTGGTGTTCATCTTAACACCGTAGATGTTAACCCAAGCAAAGCCACAAGCATACTGATCTTGACCACCCAACTTTTCTTTAAAGAACTTGTCGGCGGCTTCAAAAGCGGCTGTCTTTGCTTCTTCAATAATTCCTGGAATTTGCTCAACTGTGACGTTCATGTCCTACTCCTTATTTCTAACTATACATATAGTATACGTTCAAGATGTCTTGCTGTCAACCACTTATTTGTCTGAATCTACAATATCCATGGCCCACTGATCCCATGGTTCTGTAGTTGTGGCTTTTAAGCAACTAAAATTTACACCAAATCCTGGTGCTAGTACTTCTGACTCCATAACATCTTTGATTTCGTCGATATCTGCTTTATCGTCAGTGTCAATCCACAATGTTCCATATTCCCAATTCATAGCAGGAACAGTTTTACCAATTTTGTGAAAACGCTCGTTAATTTCTACAATTGCGTGTGTTTCCAAACCCATTAGTGCCTCCTTTTGTTAACTATACATATACTATAGCACCAAGACATCATACTGTCAACCATTATTTTATGGCTATTTTTGTGGATTTTTAGAGGCCTAGATCTTCTAGTCCAGCCGCTCTAAGTTTGATAATGTTGTTTAATTGGAATTGTTTTGCATCAAGTGCTTTGATCAAGCCTTGGTATTTGTTGCGTACTAGTGCAAACTCATTGATTAGATGTGTTAGATCAACAACATCTTGTTCTCCTTCGATGTACTTTTCTACATCTCTACTGGACAACTGTCGTTGATAGTGTTCTAAAAATTTTCTATAATGACTGCTACGCAACTTTCGCAGTTCAATATTTAGGTGTTCAAGTATCGCTTCAATCTCTTGCAGTTGATTAAAACGATACTCTACTATGCCTGGCATATCTCTACTATGCCTTTCTGTGTTACCTTTGAGAGTGGTCTCTACACGAGCCTTGTCAAGTTCTGCTTCAAAGTGATCTATGCAGTTGACCAACTCTCCTAGGTTACTCTGTACTTTTCGGTACCACTGGCTCATTAATAGTCCTCATCGAAGCCAAGATTATCCTCATCGACTTCTTCAGCCCATGAGTTATCTTCTTTATCGATTAATTCCATTTGAACCATCGCAGTATCAATACTTGCATCATTCCCATAAAGTTCACTGGACATTTGTTCAAGGTCCATAGATTCTTCAGCGGCTCGTAAAAAGTCTGTTGCCGCATCTACTCTGTCTTTTTTAGGAATATACTTTCTTACTGCATACCACTGTTCAAGTAGCATACTTGCTTCATGATCCATCATGCTCATCAACGTCTCCGGTAGTTTCAGATTTAACCATATCTGGATCAACTTCTGGTGGATCCACATCTGGTGTTTCGTCGATATTTAGTTCGCCGAGATCTTTGTTAGCGAGATCTTCCATAACTACATCAAACATTTCGTCTGACCAGTTTTTACGATACTCTAACATTTCTTCTCCGTTAGGACGAACATAAAGATAACGATTGCCCTGTTTCTTGAGTAGACCAGTTGACTCCATAAGATCAAATAGGCCACTGTAAGGTGACATACCTGTTTCATATGGAATTTCAACCTGAACACTTTCAAATGGTTTTGCGTAACGTGTTTTCATAACTTTACAGGCCGCTCTAATACCATGTACCTGGCTGGTTTTATTTCCGTCTGCGTCTACTTTAAGTTTTAGTTTTCGCATTGCAACAACAATACTTGATGCATAGATAAAACCTTGACCTCCTGAGATCTTGTCATCTGGATCAAACATGTCCTGACTTGCATAGGTATGGTTTGTAGCAACAAGACCAACGTTAAAGTCGCCAAACATGTTTACACAGTTACGCACAAGTGCCGTTAGCGCCTTCGGCTTACGACCCATGTCACCTTTCATATCACCCTTTTGGAATTGATCTACATCTGTAGGCGTAAGGAGCATTCCAAGACTGTCAATTACAAACAGTACTTTAGGGCGATCTTCTGGTTCTGCTTCAGCATAATTTGCTTTATATTCTTTCATAAAGTCGCTGATAACTTTGGCAACATCATCAATCATTGCCAAGTTCATTTTAAGCAACTTGTCTTCGCTGGTGTCTACATCAAGTGCATGTAGCCATTTCTCGTCTAGTGCATTCTCACTGTCAATCAACACAACAAAGATACCTTGATCTTGTGCCGCTTTTACAATGTTACCACTAGCAATATATGATTTACCTGCGCCTGATTCGCCTGCGAGTACAGTTACTTTACCTAGCGGAATTCCTTTTTTAAAGTCGCCGCTAATCAACTTATTCAGCACATAATTTCCTGTCGAAATCCATGTGTCAGGATCTCTAAAACCAACACTCATACCAGGTACGGCTTTGGTAATAGTTTTCCTAAATTTACTTACATCAAATGGTTTTGCCATATGTCATCTCCAAGTTAGAAGGGGAACCGAAGTTCCCCTTAATCAATTATGATTTGCGATTGCGAATCATTGCCAAGATCTCTTCGGCACTTGGCTTAGCGTCACCGCTTGGTGTAGTCACTGGCTCTGCCGCCGGTGCTGGTTCTGCTACAGGTGCAGGTTGTGGAGCAGGCTGTGGTGCCGCTTCAGCAACTGGTGCAGGCTGTGGTGCAGGTTGCGGTGTTGGAGTTGAACTTGGAGCAGGTGTACTAGTGGTGTTATTTCCACCATCGTACTGCATGCCTGCTGGTCTGTAGAACTCTCCAAAGCGATCTGGATCATACAACTGTCCATCAACACTTGCTTCAAACATCTCAAAGATTGCTTTAAGTTCAGCATCGTTAGGACGCTTAGGCATAAAGTCATTGAGATTAAACAGACCGTTTGTAGTAATAGCATTACGTTCTGCTTCATTTAGACTACGCTCTCTACGAGCCCAGTTTGAAGTAGAATAGTCTGCATATTGACCCTTCTGAGTCTTGGTAAGTTTGAAGTCAGTACCTGCTTCAAAATCAGTTGGAATCTCAGGAAAGTCTGGATCCATCAGCGCCGCTGAAATAATTTTGTAGATACTTGGGTTGATAATGAACCTGCGAATTGGGTTCTCTGGAGTTGTATCCTCTGCTAGTGGATTGTCTACAACGAATCCTTGGAAGATATAACTACGTTTCTTCCAGTACTTGCGACCTTCTGACTCAAGTGCTGGGTCCTTAAACCATGGACGAATCTCTGCATGAATTGGACATGCATCTCCCCACATCTCAACACAAGGTACGTTCACCGTTACTGCACGATGTTCGTCTTGTCCTTTAATGCCGGAAAATGGAATACGAATCATTTGACGCTCTTTCCAAAAGAACGTATTAGTATCGTCACCATCTGGTAGGAATCGTAGTGTTGCTGTTGAATTTTCTGCAATGTTCCAGAACGGATAAATTGCATTGTCTCCGCCGCCTTGTGACGAACGGTTACCGCCTGTGCGGTTTTCTTGTTCGAGCAATTTTGCTCGGATTTCTGCCAATGAAGCCATAATATTCTCCTTTATTAGCCATTGTTAGCCTAAGTTTGTGCCTAGTGCCCTATACATGTTCCTCATGTATAACGCTTATAATAACAGAGTTTATAGTGATCTGTCAACCACTTTTTTGTTCTATTTGAACAAAATTCCTGCAGAGTCAAATTTGGAGTCAAATACTGCGTCCATGTCTGGTTCAATTGATTCCATTCCTGTCATTGCTCCTGCGATATTGTTCAGTACCAATCCTGCACAATGTTCCATGTCAAATTTGTAATCATCGTCCATGCCATCAATTTCGTTACGAATCATATCTTCAATAACGTGAAGTTGTGGCTCTGCAGTTCCGTACTGAGCAATGTATTCTTTTGCTACCTTATCAGCAATTTCTTCGTAGTCGCTATCATAAACAAAACCTTCTTTGATATCAGCGATAAACGGAAGAATTGCTTCTAGGCTTTCGTCAAACTTTTTAACTGTGAATTGATCACGCAACTCATCAATCTTAGAATTATCAATTTGTACTGGTGATTCTTTGATTGTTTCTACTATACTAGCATATTTTCTTGCGCTTGTCAACCCCTGAAGTGTTTCTTTAATACCAAGTGCAGATTTTGCTACTCTTGATACTAGTTCTTGGTTTGACTCATTTACTAAATGATTTGTTTTTGCATACCTAATAAACTCTTTTAATGCTAACATACGAGATGTTAGTGTGTTTATTTGTTGACCTACCTCATCAAGTGTGGTGCCACCCATACTTACATGTCGTGCCATAGCACGGCCACCTACTAAACTTGTGTGCGGAAGTTTAAATCTTTCGCCTTCAGAATTTTCAATAAACAGTTCTTTAATGTGTCTGCTTCTTGAACCTCTGATTTCTTCGCTTACTGGCTTACTGTGCCTAATAATCAATTTAGCAGATTCGCAATGTTGATAACTTGATTTCTGGCTCCCATAAGCCTTGCTGATACCTTCTTGTACTTGCATTGCTTTCTCCTGTGCGCCTTGGTGTGCAAAATCTTTTGGTTCTAAATTTTTGCCGTATGTTCTAACTGTAAACTCTAACATATTCTTGCTGGCAAATGTTTTTAGTGCTTTGATCATGTTTTCATCGACTTCGTGATTTTGACTAAGATGAACTTTAAGTTCACTGTCATCTTCGTCAATGTTAATCATAGTATTTGTTTTACTATCAAAAAATCTACGAGACTCTGTTGGCTCAATGGTGCGTTGTCCTTCAACAGTGAACATCTCCACTGCCATACCACGGCCTTTCATAATCTTAAATAATTCGTCACTTAGTCTGTTATAATCTAGCATATAGTTATTTATCAAATGATGCCAATTGGCATTGGTCCTAAACTTTCTCCGTCATCGAAAGAATCTTGTACAGCATTGAATACACTATCGTCATA